GTATTTATCCCTTTCCTGTTTTTTTCAAGTAAAAAAAAATAAGACCTCTCGGTCTTGCACGTATTTCCATATATACCTCCACAAAAATAAGAGCGGTATATTCCGCTCTTATCATCTCTTAACCAATTTCCCACCTCTATCCAATTACCTTAATCATCAAGATATGTATCTCTTACATTTCCTAACAGCCTGTTTCCTCTACAAACATTTCCATCTCCATCATATACTTTAAAATCATATCCAGGAAATTGCTTTTTTAATTTTTCCTTAAATTGAGTTACATTATACGCATTTTTGGTTGCTTTTCCAGCCTTATAATTGTTTGGCAATTTCACTTCATCTCGGACGTTTTTCCCATCCTTTACAAAATCCACATTAACCCCTTCAATGCTATAAATTGTTTTTTCAACATACTCTGTCTTTGGCATATTGCTCATCCTCCTTACGTTTTTCTACACAAATTATAGCATTTTTGCCCATAATAGTCACGTTTGATTTACATTACTATTATATTAAACCTAACAAATATAATTAACTAAAAGCCCCTTTAGTTAACTAACTTCCAAGAACTCTATAATTTGTTTTGCAATCGTAGTCATTCCTTCGTCCGTTGGATGAGAATGTGCCAATGCAATATCTGTGATTTCACATACACCAATTTCATAATGGGCACAAATTTCATGCACGGATTCCTTGATGTTACTCAAAGATGAATTTAACATAAATATTATTTTTGCCCCGATATGTTTGTGCTTTAATTTGTCTAGTAGATAAGCAAGCGCAGGTCGGAAATAAATAAAATCTGATTCCGAAAAGTCGGAATACTTGTATTCTCCTAAAAAATCATCTCGTTTTGTATCTCCAGCAACCCAACTGTCATTTGTTCCACCATAAATCAAAATTAATTGTGGTGTTGTAATCAAGTTCATGCGCTGAATGAATGAGGTCTCTTTTCCGTCGTCTAGTCCCTCTGAGTATGAATCATAAGCTATAGTTGAGCCACTCCACGAGTTATTTTCTAGCAAACGACTATTATAAGTGTTTGCAAATTTATACCACCATGTTTGTTCTACATTTTCGACATCATTTGTATCATTCATGTTATGGTCTGATGCAGGATACCACGTTGCAGCGTTAGGATCTGCCATATACCCTTTAAAGCTTGAGCAACTGTCTCCGATAATTGCGAATGTTCCGTAATGTTTTGACTTTTTAACAATATCTTTTGGTAGATACTGTGAGGGAATATGTGCATATGGGGCAGCTACCCATTTATTTTCAAGAATTATAATCTTGTCTTTATTTGCATCATAATCGTAAGAACCATTAAAATAATAGAACATGATTCTCTTTGCGTTTTCTCCAGTTGTTATTTTTACAACATCCACACCGCTATAATTTATTACAGACGTAGGCAAAATTGTATATGTTTCGCCATCAACAAACTTGTCAGTTTCACTTTCAGCTGCGTTCTTTCTGTTTCTATTAGGTACGTGTATATAATAATCAGTATTTGGTTTGCATTTAAAAATTAAACTCCATGTATTGCTAACGGAATCAACAAGTCCATCATTATACGGAATTCTCTGAACATTTTCTACATTCTCAGGTGCTCCAATATTTAATCCTTCAAAAAAAGTAGTTTTATATGGTGTCACAGCTTCATCGGCAGTCGCTTTAGCTTCATCGGCAGTCGCTTTAGCTTCATCGGCAGTCGCTTTAGCTTCATCGGCAGTCGCTTTAGCGGAATATGGTGCAACTGTTCCTATTACTTTTGCCATTTTTGTTTCAGAACCGTAGTTTGATATGATACAGTATTTAGCATTTGCATAAATATCGGAAGTAATATCAAGATCAATTTCCGCGTAATTTTGTTCACTAGGACTAGACACGACAGATATATTTTTTAGATATTCTTTGCTTCGAGAATAAAAAGCAATTCTAGCACCTGCTTCAGAAAGATTAATATGTGCTATTATTCGGCTTACACCATCAGTTGAAACAAATCCAGTATTTTGTGCCTCTTTGGAATTACTTATCGTTCCATCAGAAGCGTTCACATATCCAATATTTGTAAATTTTAATTCTTTTTCCCCAATTGCAACTTTGTCTATTTTGCACTCTAAATCTTCCTGTATTTTTCCTATATCTTCCTTGTTCTTGGTAATCTGCTCCCGATCGGCTGTGAACTCTTCCGCCACTGCCTGCATCTTACCCAGCTGTTCACTTCCGGCGTTCTGAATGCCTTGGACTGCTTTCTCGCCGGAAACAGTAATGTCTTCATTGAGCTGTGTCCCGGTCTCAATCTTCTCACCCAGAGAAGTGTCCAATGCACCCGCTTGCTTCACAGTCGCATTCAGAGTCTCCTGCATTTCACCGGCAGTCCTCGCGAATCCGTCCAAAGCTGTCTTGGCTTCACCAGCTTTCTGTGTGGACGTATCCAACTCTGTCTTTGCAGTTCCTGCCAACTCCGTGGACTTATCCAACGCCGTTTTAGTATCTCCTGCAGTCTGAATAGACTCGTCCAGTTCTTCCTTGGAAGAACCAGCATTTACAATGGTCTGCTCAAGCTCTCTCTTTGAACCTGCAGTCTGATTCTGAATCCGCTGAATCTCATTATCGGTACGATTGATAATCTCCCTTGCAGAAGCCTCTTCCTGCTCCTGGATTGCTTCAATTGCCTTCTGCTTTTTCTCTCCAACTTCTTTCAGAGCATCTTCCTTGGTCTTTTCTGCTGCAACTTCACTCTCCGATGCACTAGCAGCATATTTACTGGCTTCTGTAGCACTTGCCTTGGCGTTCTGTTTTGCTTGCTCCGCCCGATCAGCTGCGTCATTAACTGCCTTAACTGTCTCCCTAAACAGCTCCGGCTCTTCCGGTGTCCCTGGGACTTCCGGCTTGGTACGTGCCTTGACCGGTATGGCAATCTCATACTCTGTCCTTCCAGCAGTGCCGTCCTCCAGATAAATGTATGCGTATATCGTGTAATCCTGGGAACAGTTGTTGTTCTCCAAGTGGCTGTCCGGAATTGGTACTTCCGTCACGCCATCTACTGTCGTTCCGATTCTGGTCACAGAAGTTCCGCTTGTCTCCTCCAGTGAAAAATGTACCTCTACTACTTTTGGAAGATTACCACCTTGAATCCTTAAGATCTGACCGTAGTTCCACTGATAAGCTTCATCGGCATACGAAATGTCGTCTTTTTTTAATACTACTGTAACAATCTTATTTACTTCCGTCGTCCTCACCTTCTTTCTTATTTTTCCCCTTTTTCATAGCATTCCCCGGCTCTTCATTTGACCTTGAATTCTGTCCTTTTGATTTCCCGCTATTCATAGTAATGCTCCTTAATAATGCTCTGTACTTTCAGTGTAATTAATTATTGCTCCATTCTTTACAGTTATTTTGGTACGGTCAACTTCCGTTATTCCATTTCCATTCCAACCTAATCCACTTATAAGATCAAGAGTTCCACTAAATACTGTTGCCTCTGTAATATTTGTTATTAGTCCATTTTGCACATCTATTCTTTCTCCACAAGCTGAGAAGAATCCATTGGCGCCTCCACGTATATATGGCACTTCATCATCAAATGCTGCACTGATAATCTCTTGGATGTTTCCTTCTCCATCAACTGCATACATTGCCGTATAATCCTTTGATCCGGAGAAAACCGGATTAGCCGACTCGCCGCTTTCTGCTCCCTTTTTCAGCACTGTAAGTCTCACTCGGTCTCCATAATCCGCTGTAAGTTCAACCGCTTTAAAAGTCTTATCATCTGCAGTAGCAGATCTAAGTGATCCCAAATATTCACCATTAGAATCCCAGGCATACAAATTAATTTGATTATTAAATATATCCAATGATCTGAGCCCGCTTGACGTAAACTGTCTGAACCGTCCGGTCATCTGCATTTCCCCGGTATCCAGATTCCACCAGCTCTTCCCAGTCTTATCTGATATAATTCCGGCAATGATTGTTCCTGCCATAATTCCTTCTGCAGTCATTGCTGTGGTCCAATCCCAATTTCGTCCATCTGCAGTACGTGTCTTGGATATTTCCAACCCCTGTGTTCCCATTGCCATAGCTCCATACAGAGGGCTTGTCTCATCCAGATCTTCAAAGAGTATCGCACGTACCGTCATTCGTTTCGCTGCATTTTGCTGATACCGGAGCTGTGTCTGCATCGCATCAAGGACACCGGCAATCTTATCTGCCATGAGTGTTCCATCGTCTCGAAATACCGAGGAAATTCTTTCAATCGTGCTGACCATCTGCTGTACAAATGTAGTCTGATAATCTCCCAGCGTCACTGAATCCACACAGTCTCTTATACAATCCCATTTCATACCAATACATCTGGCTTCTGTAGAAATGTCAAGTTTCTTATTATAGCAACGGACTGTATCACCCAACCCGATTTTGACCAGATCTTTAAAATCCTTATACTCCTCTGTTCCTTCCAGGTCCACAACTCCAACTGTCAGTGTCACTGCTGGCAGATCTATTCCTAATTCAAACTGTTCCTTGCAGCGCTGGATCAGCGCCTGATCAATCTCCTCCTGGCTCTTACAAATGATTGTTCCATTTTCTTCATCGTCCTCCGATGCGTCTTCCTCCATTTTTACATCATCAAAACGAATCTCCTTTGTATACACCTTTGCGTACTTATTGATATTAGGTGAATCCACCCATGCACTGCTGCCATTAATGGTGTAACCGTTATAGGCAACCGGCACAATACGCGTGACCACGTTCTCCATACTGATATCTGACTGCACACCATTCATATTCTTGCGATACCGGACCTCTGCCCCATAGTCTCCTCCGACACGATCATTCACAATAATCTTGTAATTATCGTACAGCATTTCGCCACCCCACTTCTGAATGAAAGTCGGTGAATCTTCTCCATTCAAAGCGTCCATCATATTGCGTCGTTCAAAATATGCCGTAGCCGTTCTGGTAATATCGGACTGTGCCATGTATTTGCTTCCGGCCAGCATAATATCTAATACTTCCTGACCGTTCTTTTCCGTCGGTCTGCTATCGAGTAAGAACAGATCATCTGCAGAATCCCAGAAAATGGGATAAGCAACTGCAGTAATAGTGTCATCGCCCTCTGTGACCGTACTGACACGATCAATCCGGAATAACTGCTTCTTTCCCATAAATGTTGGAACTGCAATAACGGCTTCTTCCTCTATATATTTCCACCGGTTCTCATCGTCAATCGGGTGAGTAATATTCAGCACCCACGTTCCATTTAACTCAGCTTGTACGGTACATTTCTCCGGAAATAATACGGAATCTCCATTTTGATCAAAGTTGGTATTCTGACTGTCATATATCAGTATCATTAATAACACCTCCAGTTTGGAATTATTTCCATTGTCATTGTCTCAGGTGTTATCTCAATCGTATTACCACCTGTTTTTAAATAAAGATCCTCATAATCTCCAGTCATATAAGCGTTTACAAGTGTTCCATCACTCTTATATGCAATCTGTCGTTCTGTATCAATCGTGCATTCCTGTCCTACATTTACTACAAAGTATTTTCCATTTACTTTTAATCTACAATTTGCATCACCCTTTATCAGATATGTCGGATGGCATTCTTCCCAATTATTTCTTTGCACCTCTTCAATCGTGTGCGACGTCGCACCATCTACACGGTACATATAACCACTGCAAGTAAACGTTGCGATGAACTTTCCAATCTGTCTGCATGTTCTTTCAGATGTTTCGATTACCACCTTTTTTGCCTTATAGAACCATTCCGGATCATCGTTCATTTTCAGGACTCCATTTTGCTCTTTCAAAAGCCATGCCTTTGCTTCCCTGTATTTTTCTCCCCACTGACCTGGAGTGGTCATAAAGTTCATTTCAATTGAAATCTGAATATCATTCACAGTTCTCTGTGACAAATACAAACTTCCATCGCGTCCAGGAATGTTAATCTGATCTCTATTTATTTCCGGTGCAGGTATATCCGGTCGTTGCACAATATAAATATCATGACTTCTTGCCGTTTCGCCTGCATACGTTACATCATACTCGCTCATCTTACTTTCCTTTCAGCTTGCTTATATCTCTGCTTCTTTCTGTTAATCCATGCTGTGATACCTCCACAACATAATCTTTGAATTCTTTATTTCCAAGGTAAACTCCGACATATACTGGCTGTGATGTCTGGCCCATTCCATACCTCTGCATCGCTCTTTCCATTGCACTTTCAATCTTATCTCCAAGATTCTGATAGAATGTTCTGAGAGGAAGAACTGCTTCAGCTCCTGCTTCTCCGCCTCCTAAAAATGTATTTCCCATCTGTCCAAAAATCTGAGCGCCTTTCAGGATACCTCCTTCTTTATACCAGCTCACTCCAAAAGATGGAACTCTCGGTGGTTTTAAGGAAAAGCCTCCACTGATTCTAAAATGCGGCAATTTGATATGTGGAATACTGATACTTGGAAATCTCAAATTCAAGCTGCTAAACGCCGATTTAATCTGGCTCAGTTTATTTCCAACAATCGTTTTTGCAGATCCAAGTTTACTTTCAAATGCAGATTTGACAGAATCCAGTCTTCCTCCAGTTAATGTATTGATTGCATTGTATTCTATTTGGAATTTACTTTTAATACCAGTCATCATTGCTGCTACAACGCCTTTAATTCCACCTCCGGCAGAATCATAAGACTGCTTCATATTAGTCAGTGCCGTCTTCGTATTACTCAGCGCTGTGTTTATGCTGGTTCCAATCGTCTCTTTTACCCCATCAAACTTATCTTTCGCAGATGTTTTTATAGACTCCCATTTTTCTGATGCTGCAGTCTTCATAGATTCTACTTTCTCAGTAAAATTACTTTTTAAAGTTTCTACCTTTTCTACCACACCATCTTTCATATCAGAAGCTTTCTGCTTCATATCCTCGCAACTCTGCTTCGCACTTTCAATTGCTCCACCAATCTTTTCTGCCATTCCGCTGAAAAATCCTCCAATGGCATCAATTGCCGGTCCAATTGTTTCTTTTGCCGCCGCTGTTATGCTATCCCAGTTTTGAATGACCAGAACAACACCTGCAATTGCTGCCGCAATTCCTGCTATCACCAATATGACTGGTGCCGCTGCTGCCAGAGCTCCTCCGATTGCCGGAACAACAGTTCCGGTCAACATTCCTCCGAAACTTCCCAGGCTTGATACAATTCCAAGTCCTTTTATAGCTGAAATGATTGGCGCAATTTTGGAGATTGCTACCAAAAGTGCTCCCACAGCTATGATTGCAGTTTGAACTGGTGCCGGAAGGTCTGCAAAAACTGACACAACATCTGCAACTTTTTCTGCGACCGGCTCAAGATTCAGGATAATATCAGCGACCTTTTCTCCTACACCCGAAAATGCGTCCTGTACTTTTCTCCATGCTGCTTCCATTCGCTGTGATGAAGTAGTAGTGTTATCATTTAATTGCTGTGCTTTTCCGGTTACATTGTCAAATGCATCTCCTACCGGCGTAAGTGATTCTATGAACTTGGTATTGCCGTCTTCTGCCATTGTTCCAAATGCTTTTGCAGCCATGTTCATTTTTTCCTGCTGATTCGTACACCCCTGTATGTCACTAACAATCGAATTGATAACATCTTTCTGGCTAGCACCACCATTTTTCCACTGTTCAAAGACTTCCTGAGTATTAGACGAAAACATATCCAGCGAATCAGATATCGTTCCATCTGCCAATCTTGTAGTAACTTCATTAATCGCATCGTTGACCTTGTCCAGATTATACGCTCCGCCGTCAGCACCATTTTTCAATAACTGGAAATATTCAGATGCTGAATATCCTGCCTGTGCAAATTTTCCGGAATACTCTGTGATGTTATCACCCAGTTCATCTGTTTTATCAAGTCCTTCCTGCGTTCCAGTAACAAGATAATCCATAGCTTCCGTAGCAGATAATCCGAATTGATTCATCAACTGATTAACTCCACGGATTGACTCGGACATATCTATCCCATAAGTATTCTCCAATATCAAAGCTTGTGAGGTGACGTCCTGAAGATCCTGTTCATTCAAATCTTTAATATTGTCTTTTACAGTAATAACAGCCTCCGCTACATTATCCATAGAATCACCAAGACCGCTTTCATATACATTCTTGATAACTCTTGCGTTGGCATCTGCAGCAGCTCCGGTCTCATCAAAGCGTGCATTTACTTTTTTCGTAGCATCTTCAATACTCGTAAATGACTCAACTGCTTTTGACCCGAGATCCTGAATTTTTTCACCGGCACTGGAAAGCTTCTCTGTTGCTTCCATCATATTTCCGGCAGATAACTTACTGGACATTTCGTCCAGCTTTTCTCCTGTCTCGTCTGCAGAGTCCTTCAGTGTAGATAATCCGGTCGCAGCATCTCTGGTTCCATTTTCCATCTCATCAAGAGCTGTGTTATTTTCTTTTATGGAATTTTCAAGCTTGCCAATATAAGCTTCCGTCTCATTCATGGCAACCTTAAGCTTCGACACGGTTTCAGCCTGCTTATTAAATGCATTTTCTGCTTTGACCGCCTCGGCTGAGTTCTTTCCAGACTCATCAGCCGCCTTTTTTACTGCATCTGCCAATTCTTTCAGTTTTGCAGTTTCTTTCTCCATCTGCTGCTCATACAGCTTTGATTTTTCTTTTTGGGCATCATACTGTTTCTGCAGAACTTTTGTCTTTGCAATTAATGCTTCCTGACTCTTTTCGTTTCCGGCAAATTTTCCAGAAAGTGCATTCATTTCAGAACCGCACTCGCGTAATGTATTATTGATTTTCTTTAGTTGTGCAGTAAACTCGGCTTCACCTTTAATACCAATACGTGGTCCGATATCATATCCCATGTTTTTCTCACCTCTCTTTTAATCCAGATTCGGAATGTACTGTTCGGAATTATATGCACGTCCAACATCTTGCAGTCCTTCACTTGCCAGGTACAGATCTATCAGATCTTCCAGTTCACCAATTGGCATACATCGGTATTCGCACACCGGTATTCCAATTTTTCTTGCATATAAGTCAAGCCAGGCAGATGTATTTACACCTGCCCGGCTTCCATGTTTTTTGAATCGTCTTCAATTGCTGTTACTTCTTTTTCCTGTCCAATGTCTACACACTCTTCAATTGCTTTTGCGACCGCATCCATATCTCTAAGCTGCAGTCCAATTTCCAACACCTCTTTTGGAAGCGGTGTCCATTTTCCATCAATGACCGGATCGTCTTCTTTTGTTGGAAGGTCTTTCTCAAAATAATTTTTGTATGCACAGCCCTGTGTGATCAACATTTCCAGTACTTCCGTAATCATATCAATCGTGTCTGCATCTAATTCTTTATCCGTAATTTTTGAAATTGCATTTCCAACACTTCCAGATTTCTTGGCAAGTATCTTCATTGCCTGTAAAGAAAAAGACATTGGGTAATTTTTCCCGGCCACGTTAATATATGTAAGTCTGTCCATTATTTAACCGCCTTTCCTGCCTTTTCAGCCTGTGTCTGTACTGTAGTGTTCTTGGATCCAAACACTGCAAGAATGTACTTCACTGCATCATCCTCTGTTGCCATTCCTTCTTCTGGCGAAACTTTCCACGGATGATTGTATTTATCATCGACTTGCGCGGATCTTGTAATTGTTCCGGTAATTTCCTTTGTCTGCCAGTCAATACTCTCACCTCTTGTAGTGGCTGCATCTGCAGGAATATCAAACACAACTCTCGGAAATACAACCGGAAGATAACTTGTAACGCTATCAATCTCGTGTTCCTCAATGATTCCGAATCCTTTATAAGTTGAATTCTGTGAATCGTCCAGAACAACTTCCTTAACTGTATCCTCTCCAACAGTTCTTTCAACTGTCTTTGCCCCTACAATCTTCGCAGACAACTTTGGCTCAAAATCTGAGGTCTTAAGTGTCAGATCTCCACTGGTAAATATACCTTTCGAAGATTCCTGCACCTGGTTATCCGCATACAATTCCTTTTTATCTCCGGAATTAATCTTGACACTATACTCTACTGCATGGTCTGCGATATACGGTTCTCCGTATGTCACTTGATTACCGTTTGCTGTATAATCAGCCACAATCGGCTTTGATAATCCTTTAATAGCCATTTATATCTTTACCTCCTAGTCCATCAGCTCCGTGCAGGCTTCTTCCATTTTCTTATCCATAGCCTCCACTGCTGCCTTTCTTGATTTGTTTACTGCACTTCTGATTACCGGTGTTTTCTTTCGAAAAGAGGTACCACTTTCTACTGAACGCATCAATAATGCATTTGGTAATCCTTTTGGATATTTTTTGCTTTTTGTCTGTCCATATCCGTCAAAACCGGCTTTTGTATTAATGTAATCTCCATTGTTTTCAATCGGTGCCAGACCAAATGCATCAATAAGATCTGCTTTTTGTCTCCTTGAAACACCGGTAAGCATCTTGTCTTCCGTCCCCTGTCCATTATCGACTGGTAATGATTTTAGTCCGCTTTTAATAGAATCTGCTACCGCACTTGCTCCTTCATACACCGATTCTTTTATAATTTGCTCTGAATCCTTATACAGGCTCCCCAATCTTTCCGCATATTCTTCCAGTCCCTGTACCTGCATCTGAGCCATTGCCTACACCTCCCAAATCCATTCGTAATGGATATATTCTGTTTCGTCCTCATACTGCACGGAATTAAGCTTGTATGAAATTTCATATAATTCCAAAGCCTCCTGAATCTCCTCTACTACCGAATCTGCATCGTCTTTCGTAAAATAATCAATAGTTCCTTGGATTACCTGATTCTTTTTATTGTCCGCATGCCCGGAATTGCCTTCTCCGTCTTCCGCCCAGACAATATACTTATCTTTCTTTTTCAAAGCTTCGAAGTGATAGACATCTTTTGAAACTGTCAGCAATGCATCTCGAATCCGGTATATCTTATTCCAGCTCATACTCTTCATTTATCCTTTCCAGGCTAAGTTTTGTGATTGGCAAGTTGTCCTCATTTACCATATGTTGGACAAGACTGCATCGATATTGGCAGCCATCTTCCAGAAT